AAAAACCCCGGCACGAGGCCGGGGTAGCACTTGCATGGCATGGGTTAGAATCAGTTAGATTCCGCAAGGGATTTGAAATAATCCAAATCTTCATCATCTTCACCAATAGATTTATCAATGATAGATGTATCTTCAGCAGTGATATCAGCTGCTTTAGATTTGGGTGCAGGTGCAGCGCCATCAAAACCTAGTGCTTTGTCCAATCTTTGTTTCAATTGGTCATAAGTTTTGAAGTTCTTACGCTCAAGGAATTCTTTCAAACCATATTCTGATTTCCAAAGAGCCTCAAGTTTTTCATCATCACCATCATAGAGTGCCGATTTCTCAGCAAACTCTGACTTATCATAATTACGATATCCTTCAACATTACGAATTTTAAGTTTGAAGTTAGCACCTTCCCACAAATCAAATGGGTTAATTGGTGTTTCATCTGCAAATTCAGGGTTCATTGCTTCTGTAATTTTATCAAAGATTTTTTTGCCAAACTTAAACAGTTTAACTTGACCTTCATTTGATTTGTTTGCTGGGTCAGAAACAATCAGAACATTGGCGACATAAGACAATTTACGCTTTTGCTTCCGAGCAATGTCTTTATTTGCTTCAATGCCAGAATTCCATAGTGTATTATTATGCTCACAAACTGGACATTTTTCATTTAGTGTTGTCAAGCAATTATCAATCAACCAGCCGCCTGGTCCTTGGAATCCGTGTGAAAATACACGAACCCATGGCAGAGCATCTTCGCCATCAACCTGTGGTGCAGGCAGAAAGCGAATCACAGCCATACCATTACCAGCTTTATCTACTTCAGGTTGCCAAAAACGATTATCGTCTTTAGAACCACCTTCGCCGGTCTGGTTTGTTGCTTCAATTGCTTTGGTGAGTTTAGAGAGGTCAGAACGACCACGCTTTAGATTTGCAAAACTACTCATTGTATTTCCTTTCGTATAACGGTATATGAACGATGTATAAACGACTTATCCACAAAAACATATTATATCATTTATTTAGTAGCAAGTCAAGCTTTTGAATCGTATCTTTTACATTTTTGTGAAGTATGCCGTGGCCACCAGCCTGTGTGAAATACCGTAAAACATCTTCGGTATCATCAATTAAAACTGTTTCAGGTGTGGCATACTCAGCTTTTTCTTTACGGCCTGATACGATATTGGCTTTGTAATTAATACCATGCTTCCGCAGCCATTTAATTTTTTGTGCCGTAACTTCACCTTGAAACTTCTTGCCGCCGGCTGATGAAAGAATCTCAACAGGCAATTTGGTGTTTCTTACATGATTTAGCAATTCTTGGCCGCCAGGAAACCAATTCAATTTCTCAAATCCCTTTTTGTGCAGAATGAATTCTTCCCAATCTCGTGACCATTCTTTACGGTCTCTTTTAGCCAATGACAAGAATCCATAGTATTCAGTAAACTTCTTTTCAAAGTCGCAGAGAACACCATCCATGTCTAGGTAAATTTTTGTTATCATTTCTTTATAATTTTTTTAAGTATAAGTTTGTATTTTGTATCTTCTGGTAAAAATGGCATTAATTTTTCTACTTTGGTTTTAAATGTTGGCCACCGAATTGTATCTGAAATCTCTTTAGACCAATTTTTCATAAATGGTAAAATCTTGGCCAACATTGTAAAGCTCTCAATATGTATTTCCTTGCGAAGTGTCTTTGTAAGTAATATTGGATAATCTCCGCCATCCACCTTCAATACAGCATTTGGATCATCATGGCCATCAAACACTTCCTTGCAGTCATTTTCAAACACATAAGAAAACGATTGAAGAACACGCTGATGCTCACGAAAATTCACTTCTGCGGTGTCACTCAATAAGTCACCAACCCATAATGTTTCTTTTGCAAGCAGATTCGCAACAATAAACGAAATTAATTCATCACGGTTGCTAAACTTGCGTGATAGTTTATAAAAATGATATTTGTCTTTACGATTTTCAAATGCCGTGATACTTATGTTTGTCTTGCCATTGTAACGAAAGAAATCATAACTATCTTTGGTAAAATGAAGTTTGAGGGATTCGTAAAGACCGAAAGCCTCAAATCCTGTCATATTGGAAGCCTAGAACCTTTATCTTTTAATAAATTTAAATCCATGGCATCATTAGCTAATTTTGATTTAAGATTTGAATTCACTAATGATGCCGCCACTTCAATCTCTAAACCGGTTTCTTTACAATATTGAACGATTGCTTCTATGTAATTTAAATCGGTGTTTGCTACTAACGCATCAATCGCTTTCGCAAACTTTCCCATTTCATCTTTTGTAGGCATTACTTCTCACTCGCAAAATTAATTTCAGAGCGTGAAACATTTTCTGCAAATGGCCAGTTGTTTTGTGGAATTTCAGAGAAGTCAAACTGAATATCATCATTGTGATATACAATCTCTTCTTCTGGTTTCACAACATCTAAAACACCATCAAACTGAAATCCTGCACCACGCAAGAACATTTCAAAGTTTTCAAGCATAGTTTCTAAAGTATCTGCACGAAATTCTGTGGTGTGTTTTGATGCAACATCAAGTTCATCACCACGATAATTGTCATAATCAAAGTGTTCACAAGTAAAAGTGTATTTTGCCATAATATAGAATCCTAGTTTATCGTTTAGTTGCTTGTTGTGCTACATTGTGTGATTGTGCTGATGCTGCAAATGCTACGCAGATAATATCATCACTCTTAACATATGAACAACGGACTGAAAGTGGGTCAATGCCTTTTGCAATTGCATTGTTCATATTTTCTGCCATCAAACTACGGTCGTGTATATGATACCAACCAATACAAATTACGGCAGTCAAAAACAATAATGTAATGCAAATTGTAAATACATTATCACCTTTTAGTTTATCGGTTAACTTGTCCACTTTAAATCCTTTCTGTTGTAAAAAATGTGGCGGCCAATTGTTATCTTATGTTCCATGTTTCTCCATCCTGGATTCACATAATCGGCATGAAAAAATAAAGCTCCCTTTGATGGATCTTCCAGTTTGTCGTAATTAGAATAGACATAAACTGCTAGGTCCTTAACATCATTATACACCATTTCAGCCCTGCCTGTCAAGCGCTTTGCGGTAGGGTTAGCGTGTTCACAATACCAAGAAAATTGGCAAATGCCTTGTATTTTTTGTTTTACTACACCACAAATATCATTCTCAAAGTAACCCGATTTTACTCGGTTAATGGTGACAAATGCTACGGCAACTTGTCCTTTTTCTGGTTCGTATCCTGCCTCAAAATACATATTTTCTGCAAGGCAATCTACTTGTTTTTTGGCATCAGCAGACATGAAATTGTAATAAGCCTTATATGGCAATTTTACAACATTTGTTACTGTGAGTGAGGTAAATCCTATAATTAATGCAATCAAACTAATTGTGAAAAGCACAATTGCTCTTTTCATAACTTCTCCTTAATTGTTAGGGGGCGGCCGAAGCCGCCCTTGTCCCATCAGGTAGATTTTTTAGTTGTTGTTGGTTTATCTACGGTTATGTTTGAAACGAAATTATTCAAAGTCGCTGCTTTGGCGATAACTTCTGCTTCGGAGGGAAATGGTGGAAATCCGGGGTGCTTAGGTGGATCTTCACCTTTGAGTTTGGCAGTATCAATTTCTACTTGCCATTGATTTGAAATTTGTTCACGCTTTCCATAATAATCATCATTTAACATATCTCTCGCCATTTTTAATAACTCTAGGCGAATCTCAAAAGGTGTCATGTTTGACATAATTTTCTCCTGTGTGTTTTTGTGTGTTGCCAGCGATTGTGTGTATGCTGGTTACTTATTTAGTAATTACCAAGCCCAAGATACACAAGAATACCTAGTTCCTGTAATAACTGGATCTACCCGGTGTGGATATAAAAAGCATGATGGAAAAACAACAGCTGTACCTTCTCCCATTGGAATTACTTCATCACCCCACATAACAAGTTCGCCACCAGTATATTCATCATTTAACATAGCCAAAAATGTCATAGTTGGAACACCTTTTCGCTCACCATCAAACATAGAATGAATGTGGTCACAATGCTCAGCCATCACTCGTGTTTCTTTATACATATTGAATCTCACTTCCGAAAAACCAGACCAAGTGCTAAACCATGGAAAACTGTAATGGGTTGTGTATTGCTTAAAAGCGTCCCATATTCTTTGCATAATGTAATCTTTTGTTGACACACCATTACCGTATGCAATATCCAATTCTCTAGAACCACTTTGAGTGTTGTATGAACCATCAATTGGATTGTAAAAAGTATGTTGTTGCCAAGGCGCATCTTGTATTTCACGGATTGTTTGTTTGCAGGCCTCAGTATCAATCCAATTTTCCATAACCAAAACATAAGAACTTAGGTCTCTGTTCATATCAAATGTTTTTTGTATCATATTAATCCCATAAGTTTCTATAATAGCGACCAAATAATCTTAGCCCGTTTTGAATTCTTTCATTGTGCTTATCATAGCCTTCTTTATCAAATACTGAGGTGTGGTTAGGGCCATGTTCTAAAGAATACATTTTTGGCTCACCTTCTTCGTCCCACTCGCATGGCACAGTTTTTAAATCTGAATTACCAGAATGAAATTGTGCATCATTGTCATCATCAACTAACTGCTCAAAAGCCCAAATCATTTCATCCATTACCCATTCAAATCTTTTGAAATGATTGGCATCGGTATCCCATTCATTTTCTTTTGGTGGTGCTGATGTGCTACGCAATTCTTCTGGCACATCTTCATCATCCACAAAAGGTGCACCATGATTTGTTTCTTTTAATTGTTTCAGCATTGGCAAAATAATAAGTGCCAATGTATGATCCATTGACCAAGTATCCCATCGGTCAATCTTAACTTTGATAGTTCGTTTGCGTTTGGATTCAATCCAATGGCAAAGTTTAGTCAACCAAGATGGGTTTCCATTTTTGTCTTGAGTTAACCATTCACCAAAACCGTGAACATACTTGTCATACGCTTTCGTATATTCAAATGTTGTCTTATTGTATTTTGGAATAAAAAATAGGATCTTCTCGGCAATTTGATATGGCCCAATCCAATTTTTATAAGGTCCGATTTTTACTTTCATAATCTCACAGGTGCATTAATAAAAATGGTGGGACAAGCCCACCATATTTTTACTTCTTTTTTTCGTCTTTTTTGACTTCAGCTTTCGGAGCGTCTTTCTTTGGCTCTTCTTTCTTCGGTGCATTAGCAAAGGCGGTTACTGCGAACAACGATGCTGCGATAAGTGCGACTGCTTTCATACTATAATCTCCTTAATTAAGAATACCAACTGCTTGGATTATAAGGTGCAGTTGGTGAAACCTCATCTAACCTTTAGGCGGCTAGAGCAAAGCGCTCATCATTGGCGTTTGTAGTTTTTGCTTCTTCGGCCGAGTTGTCTCAACCCTAACGGCTTTGGCTTTGCCGATTCTCCAGTTGTTTATTACATACGCTGTCAAATCTAGTCATCCCCATCAGAAGCATATTCAGGTTTTCACCATTCGCTACCAGAATACTCGGTTCGGAATATGCTTTTGGTGGAGATGGGGGGATTCGCACCCCCGTCCAACGCATCTTTTACAACCTTCAACGAATTCTTTACTTACTAAAAAACGGTTCCATTTTTGAGCCAACACCCACAACACAAAATGTATCGGGCTCAATTCTTTCTACAAGAGTCCAAGTTTTAGTATTAGGATTCATAAACATTATAACAGGATGAAATACCTTTTTTTCATCCACCAATCTATGCCCAACGGCTATTACAAAAGGTTTCTCGCCGTGTTTTGCAACTGTTTCATCAAGCATTTTTTTACTCACACAAACAGTTTCAAATTGAACATAGTCAACCTGTGCTATAGCTAACGCAGGTAGAAACAATAAAGTTGACAGTAATTTTTTACCCATAATTTATTTATATGGGTCTATTATATCGTAAAATGTAATCTTGGAGAGGCAAAAGATAATCAGCTTTGTTTTCAATAAAGATTGACGGTACATTTGAATCTTCTACGGCAATTGCAACAACAATTTGGCGAATTGGTTTGCCTGTTCTTTCCTCAAACATTTCAGCATATGCGGTACATTGCATAAAATAGTTTTGTATGTGGTCTTTATCTTTTATTCTTGTTGATGTTTTCCAATCTACAATAGATAACTCACCTTCCCATTC